CAAGAGGAACGGGTGTATCGGAGCAGGCGAGGCGGCTTCGACAGCGGAAGAGAAGTTTGACACCTGCGCCGCCGTGATCGTCAGCGGATCGCTGCCTGCTGCGGCGTGACTGCTGGCGTGGCTGGAGGGAGTCCGACTGTTCGTCAATCGCGTGTCACCAGTAAGCACCACGTTTGCCGAAAGCCTCGCATCCGCAAGCGTGCCGCTGGTCAGATCCGATGCGGATGTCGTTGCGGATGCAGCACTGCCTGCTGGTCCCTGCGGACCGGTGGCGCCTTGCGGTCCTGTGGATCCGGCCACACCAGCGCTCCCGGTATCGCCCTTGGGCAGAACGAGGTTTAGAGTTTGGGTAGGCGATGCTCCTGTAATCGTCGCCGACGCAGCTGCTCCGCTGCTGACAGTGCCTATCGACAGCGTGTTTGCAGGCCCAGCCGGTCCTGTGTTTCCTGCTGGACCAGAAACGCCCTGGCTTCCCGTTGCTCCGACGGCTCCGGCCGATCCAGTGTCGCCCTTGGGCAATACGAGATTGAGCACCTGGCTGGGAGCCGAGCCAGTGATCGTCGCAGACGCAGACGCTCCGCTCTCGACCGTGCCAATGGCAAGACTGTTCGCCGGTCCGGCCGGGCCGGTGCTTCCGGCGGCGCCAGTGGCGCCTGCCGCACCCGGCGCGCCTGCTGCACCCGCAGGCCCGACGCCGCCGGACGCGCTCGCCGACGTGCTCGAGCTCGTGACGGTCGCCGACACAGCCGCACCGGATACGGTGGCTGTGATCGGGCTGCTGTTGACGGTGGAGGTGGTCGTCACCCGACTACCTCCACAAGGCCCTGCAAGGCCGTACGCCGCACGCTGCCGGGTGCATCCCACTCAAGACGCCAGCCGTAGGTGCCGACCGGCAGAGCCGTGGTCTGCTGCTCCGTCAGGGCAATGTTCACGATGCCAGCCGCTGCGTTGGTCAGCGTGGTTTGGAACGCCGCCACCGTGCTGCCGGTAACGAGCGACGTGATGACGGCCGACACCGTGTAGCCGGTCATCGTCGTAGGCGAGAAGTCGATGGTCGTGCCAAGCTCATCGCCACGCCGCAGCGAGAGGCCAAGCTGGCCGGGAAGTTGTGTGTACGTGGAGCTCATCGGTACGTTCCCCAGCGACATGAGTCGAGCAGCGACTTCACACCAAACTCGATTTCCTTGGACACAGTGCCGGTCACGACAGACTCGCGCCGGTCGTACCAGTGAGCCACGAGCATCAGCATGGCGTGACGGATCTGCGTGGGTACGCTGCGGCCGTCCTCGCCGTAGCCGCCCCACCACGTAATCGTCACAGAGTTATCGTCGCGGCGATGCACTGGCCACGCCTGCTCGTACAGCGGGCTGATGGCGCCGGGCGTGGAGTTCCGGTCGACCCGGTACTCGTGCGACGGAAACACGACCACAGCACCGGTCTCCGTGGTGTACGTGATCGCTACCGCGGAGACGGCCGAGGCGGTTGCCATCGGCGGCCTCGGCAGCTCGAGGTTGTCGAGGCCGTTCGGCGGGAATCCGTCCAGCCGCATCGTCCACTGCGTGTGTACCAGCGAGCGGTCCAGGTACTCCTCGACCCATGCTCGAGCTGCTGCCACCAGACCCATGATGTAGGTGTTGTCAGCGTCGGTGTCGACGCGCAGGTGGGCCTTGGCATCCGTGATGGTCACGGGCTCCACGACAGGCTGAGACGATCTGGTGAGGCTGCGGTACGTCATCGCGTGCGTTTCCTGCGTGGCGTGGCGTCGGCCGTCTTAACTGGCGTTTCGACAGCAGCGGTTTCAATCAACTGCTGTTGCTTGTCCTCGACTGCAACTTTTAGGGCGATCAGTTCAGCGGCCCGGCCGCCGGGTATGTCGACCGTCTGGCCGGAGCAATAGGAACGCCACGACCGTATAAACTTCAGTTTCACGATTGTCCTACGCTCCATGCAGTTTCGGGTGCCTTGTTCGCCCGCATCCAATCGCCCGTGTATTGAAAAACAGGCTTGCCGAGATCGCGGCCCGGCCAGGTCACGACGTACTCTCCGTGCCCGATTGACACTCGCGGCGTTACGAAAACCTTGTTGCCAGAGTCTCGCCACGTTCGCCAGAACCCGATGTCCGAGTCCACACGGCCGTCGCCGTAGCTGCCCTGTGGGTCTGGCTCTTCCCAGAACCACGGCTTCTTCATTCGCTTGAGGGCCGCGGTCGAGATGATCGTGCAGCCGAAATGGGCGCTATCGACTTGCTGCACAGGCTCGGCAAACCATGTGGCCGGCAGGGTGCTGGCACCGCCCTCGGGCGGATTGTCGAGCGTACCCAGGAGCGTGAGCATCGGTCGCCCGTCTTCCCGTTTCACCTGCAGCGGCGCGAGTGCGTCACACTGAAACGCCAGAGCCATGGCAAACAGCTGCTCGATGTCCTGCCGGGAAACGAACGTGTCGTAGTCGAGCGTGATGATGTACTCGCACTGGTCGACGAACTGTTCCATCATGCGAGTAAGCACCTGGGACCAGAACGCACCCTGGCCGAGCGTGGGCCGGATGCCGAGCGGCATGAGGGCCTGTGCCCAGCCGAACAGGTTGGCCAGCGGCCCGAACCTCGGGCCAGACAGAATCGCTTCCGCACGGATCTCGACCTCGGTGCCGCCGACCTTGATAAGCACAGGCAAACTCCAAAAGAGAACGGGCGGTTCTCGCGTGAGAACCGCCCGTTCAGGATTGCACTGCTGTCAAGCTGGATCAGACACCACGGAGGGCGATGACCGGGCCGGCAACCGTGTCGCTGCCGATCGTGTGGTGGGAAATTCCCACCCGAGCGATCGCACGGATGACGGTCTGATCGGACAGGAAGTTGACCTGGTCGCTGCTCTGGATCTCCAGGCCCGCACGGGTGCCGTAGATCGAGGAGTTAGCCAGATCGCCGTAGAGGGCCATGACCTTGCCGGTGGCATCGTCGCTGCCCGGCAGCTGGTCGGTGAACACGACCGGCGAGCCGAGGAACGTGAGGCCGAGGCCCTGCGACAGGCCGACCGAACCGCCCTGGTTCAGGTCGAGAGCCTGCATGCAGGTCGCGAAGAAGTACGGCGAAACGTACCACTTGGCACCAGCCCGGCTGTGCTGCGGGACCGCAGCCATCATCGCGAGCAGGTTCGCCTTGGTCACCTCGTCCGGCGTGTCGCCGGCTGCGGCCACGAGCGACGCCGCGTAGTCGAAGGTGGTCACCTGGCTGACCGTCGTGGTCTTGAGGAGACCGCCTGCGTGCGAGGTGACGATACCCGCGACACCCGGAGCGTTGCCCGGATTGCCGAGCCACGCAGCCGTTTCCACGGCGTTGCTGATGCCGAGGGCCAGCTCAGCAGCAACCCAGTCGGCGATCGACACGATCGAGTCCTGAAGCAGCTCGGACGAGATCACCACGGCCGCCGCCAGCTTCTTGGCTGTCACGGTCACCTGGGTGGCGTTAGGATCGGCCGGAGTGATCGCGGAGTTCTCCGAGATCCATGCCGCCGAGTTGCCTGCCGTGCGCTTCGGGAAGAGCACCACGTCGCTGGGCATCTGGATCGACGTGGCGTTCTGTGCGAACGCCGAGTATTGCTCGACGAGACGCAGAACGGTGCTCGACAGCACGTCGGGAACGAAGCTCGCACCGCCACCGGACGCACCACCGAGGGCACGCACCTCGACGCCGTGGTCTTCACACCACCGCTTGGCGTGAGCGTCGCCGCTCTTCGCCTTGAACCACATGCCCGCCTTGTAGGCGTCCTCGGCCTTGCCGAACGCACGGAGTCGACCGGAGAACGGAACCGCCTCGACGCGGGCCTGCTCGCTGCGAGCTTCGGTCGCCTCGGGCGCCGGCGTGCAGCGGTCGACCACCGCCCGGAGGTTCTTGGCCGACTCGGCCACGTTCTTCTCGAAATCGATCTTCTTGGAGAGCTTGGAGGCGTCGGCCGTCAGCGTCTCGAGCTCGAGGTCGCGCTCGGCAATCTTGTCCGCGTCGCCTTCGATGGCTCGCACTGCGTCGATCCGGTTGGCGAGGGCAGCCGCCTCGTCCTGAAGCTTCTTGAGGTTGTCCATGTGTCGTGAGACTCCTGCGGCG